ACCGGCGCCGGGAGCAGGAGCACCCGATCGTCGGACAGAACCTTCGTCGCCGACCCAGCGACCGACACGCGCCGGTCGTACAGGTAGATCGGGGGCAGACCGGCCGCCTGAACGACGTCCTGCACGTCCTGCACGGTGGCAGGTCGCGAGGCGCTGTTCAGCAACTGCGTCTTGAACTGGGTCAGGTTCGCCATCGCCCGCAGGACGCGGGTCGACATGACGATCGCGCCCGGTCCGTCGCCGTTCGCGTCCCGGTAGGTGTCCGCCCACGTCTGCAGGTCGCCCAGGGCGTCCGTCGAAGCGGTCGACCACACGGCACCGGCTGTCACGGTGTGACCGCCAGCGCGCCCGAAGTCGTCGTCCATGAAGCCGCTGACCGTGGCCTTGCCGGTCTGCAGGACGGTGCCGCGGAGCTTCTCGATCGAGTCGGCAACAGCCTTCACGACGATGTCCGTGGTCCGCTGGATGGTCGCAAGCGCCGTCTCATCGGAGAGGTTGGCGTTGCGAGCGCGGAGCTGGTTGTACTCCGAGACCGGGATGTTCTGCCCGATCGCGGGGAGTTCCAGCGTGATGCGCTTGCCCTGCGGCCCCTTGCCGATGGTCGGCTCGGCGTCGAACGCGCGGAAGTCCGCGATGTCGACGAGCCCGGCAGAACCGGCGATGAAGCGAACGGAGATGTCCGCAACCTCCCGGTTGGGCAGCCACTGCGCGAGCGTGCCGCGCTTGGCTTCGTAGTCGGCCAGCGACGCGCGAGCGTAACCGGTGAGGGTCGCCGGATCGACGATGTCAGTCCAAAGAGCCATGATCAGATCCCCACAAACTGGACGTTGGCGACCTTCGCGGCGGCGCCGGGAAGGGTGACCGTCAGCGGCAGCTTCGCGGTGCGGATGCGGCCGTGGTCGAGGAGCGGAACGCCGAAGTCGGACGTGCCGGTGACCTTCTGGTCGGTGAAGACGAAGCCGGCGAGAACGCCCGCGTTCGTAGTGGTGCCCTGGGTGTCGTCGTAGGGCACGAGGACGCCGCCGACCTTGGCGACGGGGGTGCCGGACTTGATGTAGCCGTCCGGGTAGTGGGTGTTCGCGGTGAAGGTGCTGATGTCCAGCAGCTCGGTGCGGCAGTTTGCGATGCCGTGAGACGAGCCAAGCCAGGACTGGTCACCCGCGCCGATGGTCTCAGAAGCGAGACGAGGCATAACGGTTCTCCTTGTCGGTTGGTGTGATTGGTCCGTGGCTTAGCCACGTGTTTTCCGCGCCTTGAACGCGTATGCCTGACTCGGGGTCAGGAAGTCTTCTTGGGTGCTCCGCGACGGTTCTCGAACATCTCGCGGCCTCGGGACACGGACGGCTTGTCCTCGCCTCCACCGCCGCCGCCCTGTGTCGGGTCGGGGCGCGGGGTCGGTTTGCCGTCGTCGATGAGATACGGCTTCGACTCGGCGAGTGTCTTGAGCTTCTGCTCAATCGCCTTCGCGTCCGGTTCGCCGTCGTCTCCGACCTTGACGTCGGACAGGTCCAGGTGGACCAGTGCGTCGGTCGGGTCGCGGAACTTTGCCGCCGTGGCGAGCACGCGCGCCTCGGACTTGACCAGACGGGCGTTGACTGCCTCGAGTGCGGACTTCTGACCTTCGGTGCGGGCGGCGTCGATCGCCTTCTCGGCGTCCGTCTTAGCAGCCTCAAGTGCGGCGTCATGAGCCTCGGCCTTGGCTTTCAGATCGGCGTAGTCGGCGAACTGATTGCGGACCCGCACGACACGCTCACCGATGATCCGGTCGAGGTCGGCCTGGGTGGCGGGAGGCGAGTAGGTCGTCGGCTTGTCGTCTGACGGTGCGTCGTCGGCGGGGGCGTCGTCTTCGGCGCCGCCTGCGATGCCGTAGATCGATCGGCCGTTCGCACGGAAACCGAGGACCGGGGCCGGGTGGCTCGCGAAGTAGGCGGACAGTGTGGGCGTTGCGAGGTTGCGCTGCATGGTGTTCTCCGTGAGCTCGTCAGCATCCGAACTTGAGCGCGTTCGTGGGCGCCTGCCGCGGTGAGCGAAAGAGGTGGGGCTACTTGAGGTAGCGGTGCTGCCGCAGGAGCCGCAGCACTTCGTCGCGGTCGCTGGCGATCCGCAAGATCCCCTGCGGCGTGAGCCGGTCCCCTCGGGCGATGACACTCGACCCGACTCTCAAGCCGGCCTGCTTGCGGCGGACGTTCACGACCTGCCCGAGATCGGCACCAGCATCTAGCGCCTCGTGGTCACCCTTGCTCAAGCCTCGGATCTGGCCGGACTTGATGGCGTCGGTCGGGTCGAGGACCAGATCACGGCCTGCGGACTCGGTCGTTGGGGTCATGAGACAGTCGCAAGCGGGATGCCTCTGGAATCCTGTCGAGTAGCGGTAGACGCGGCCGGCAAGGATCGCGCAGCGTGAGCACGACGGCAGATTGAGGCTGCGAACGTAGCCCGTCAGCGCTGGGCGTCGGCCAATGTCGACTGCGGTGGCCGTGCGTCCGGCGTCCTGGATGAGGGACAAGATCAGTCTGTCGAACGCGACGTCCGTCTGGACTTGGTCCAGCAGCTGGATAGCCGCGGCGCCTGTGGTGACAGCCGACAGGCTCGCCGTTCCGGCTGATGGGGCCTCGATCGACTGTTCGGCCAAGATCGCGGCGGTGGAATCGAAAGTCAGCGCGGCTGCATGCAGTTGGTACCCGCTCAGAACAGCGGCCACAGCGGCCGTTCCGCGAGTAGCGGCCCTGCGCGCCTGACGAAGTCCTAGCGCGCTGATCCGCTGCTGCTCGGCGTACTGCTCACGCGCTGACGTCAGCATCGACGTTCACGCCTCGCAAAACCTGGGCGGCGATCGGGTCCAACGCCTCGGCCTCGCGCTGGATGCGTAGATACTCGCGCTCCTTGGCCTTGCGCGCCTCGGACCAACCGAGTTCATCCCAGTAGCCCTCCGTCGAAAGGGCGCCGGATGCGTGCCGCTTAGCGAGTGCGTCCTCACGCTGCGAGACCGTCGGCGTCGATACATCGAACCAGTCGACACGCACACGGTTGCCACTGACCTCGTCGCCAGTCGCGAAACGGTACGCCAAGCCGCCGGCCCAGCCGATCGTCATCCCGACCTGCTCGTTCTGGGACTCGATGGAGCGGACCAGGCTCGCCTCATCGGCGCGAATGCCACCCTCTTGGGGCGGCTGGGATGACAGCAGGCCAAAGAGTCGCGGGGGAAGCCCGGTCGTGGTTGACGCCTCGGTGCGGTAGATGTCCAGGGATGTCTCGAAGTTCTTGAGATCGGCGGCGGTGAACTGCCCCCACTTCGCGCCCTCTTTCGAGAGCATCTTGATCGCGTCGAAGTACGCCTCGAACTGAGGGATGGGATCGCCCTTGTCATCCACGAAGTCGCCAGCCGCAACACCAGTCGCCCAGATGCTCGGGACGCCATGCGCTTCCTGAGCGAACTGCAGGTTGGTGAGTGATCGCGTCGCCGAATCGACGAGCGGGATCAGGTCAGTCATCTGCGACTCGCCGGTCCAACCACCCGACATGCGCCGGTTCAGGTGCATCACGACCGGCACCACACCGAGACTGTGCTCATCGCGGTCGAGCTCGACCCACTTGCCGCCCTGACGCTCAGCCCAGACCGTAGCGTTCGGCAGGTAGAGCGTCACCTGCGAGAGCTTCTTGCCCGGACCCTCGGAACGGTAGAAACGCCCGGCAGCGATCATCCGCTCACGACGAACATCGACGAGGGCCGACATTTGACGCGGCGACTCTACTCGCACAAGAGGAAGTTCGGGCTCGTCCTCATTGGTGCCGACCGACATGAACGCACGCCCGTAAATCAACCGATCAGCGTTGAACATCGAAACGTGCGCGGAGAGGTTGTTGGCGTCCCAGATCGCCCGCAACCGCGGGTCGGCGGTCTCCTCGCCCGGGAGGATCAGGGATCGGACCTGTTGGCGGTCGTTGATCGTGTCCACCAGCGTCCTGCACCAGTTGGTCACGACCACGAATCGCCGCATCTCCGGCGGGATCGCCATCCCCAACTGCTCGATGCGCTGCCGACCGAGGTAATAACGCAGTTTCAGCTCGTCGTCGCGGTTCGACTTGTCGAGCTGGCTGCGCAACTTCGAGATCAGGTCGATTTCGTCATCGGAGAGGGCCACGGCTGTCCCTCCTCGGGGTCATCTGGGCAGTCGTCGGTAAGCGGGTGCAGCAGGCGCGTCGGTCCAGCCGGCCGCAATAGCGTCGGCGCGGGCCTCAAGGGCAAGCGCATCGCCGACAACCGAGTCGATCTTGCGAGCAGAGTTCGGCGTTTCCTTGCGGACCAGCCGGAGGCGACCTCTCTTGGCTTCCATGACGTTGCCGTAGTGCTCAGCGGCGAGCAGATCGTCGTCGTGCCAGACCGTGCCTGTCATCAGGCCTGCGTGAAGCCGGTCCAGAGCCTCATGCATTCGCACGTACTGCGAGGTGGGCCACGGGATCACGCGCTTCTCGCCCAGCTCCTCCGAAAGCGTCTCGATGTCCGAGCGCCACTCGTGAGGGTCGGCATACAGGCGAGTCACGTCGTAGAGCTCGAACGCTTCGCGGATAGCGGCGAGCACCTCAAGCCGCGGAACCTGCCAACCTTCGCCAGCAGCACCGTCAGGCTTGGCCCACGCGCCGATCTTGAACAGGAAACCGTCGGACATCCGGCAGCCACGCAGAACCGTCGTGTCGTCGTTCAGTGAGCCGTCGAATCCCAGCGCAATCGACGTGCCGTGCGTGACGACCTCGCCGCGCTTGGTCTGACGCTCGTGGACGGCCTTCGCGATCCACGCATCCTGGCCGGACATCGGACGGTTGAGGAAGTACCGAGCGGCCGTCGCCTCGTCGGGGCACGAGCGCGGGTCCAACATCTCTCGGTAGATCCGATCGAGATCCATCCACTCGGACGCAGGACCGTAGACGTAGCGCAACTGCTTGAGTGTGCGCTCCTCATCCGTGATGTCGATCTTGCCCTTGGCTTCGCGATGGTTGACGTACACGCGGGGCGACAGTTCCTTTTTCCGCCAGGCGGTCAACGTCTCCTCGAAGATCGACATCTCACCGGGGCGGTACGCGGTCGACGTCTGTAGTAGCCACGGTTCAGCCAGCTTGCGCTTGCCCAGGTTGCGCCGGATCGTGCCGTACATCAGCTTCAACTCACGCAGCACGTACAGGTGGGTCTCGTCAGCGACGACGAACGTCTCCTTGCCGCCATCCTTGGAAGCCGAGCCAGACGTTGACGCCCGGATCTCGCCGCCATGCGGCAGATAGATCGCGGTCGCCGACTGGTACTGCCGGACGCCCGCGCTGTCGCCGTAGACCTCGGGGCGATTCTCCTTGCCCCAGTCGTTGACGATGTACGCGACGACCGAGAATGCGGCGGTAGCCTGCGATTCCTCAGTAGCGAGGCACTTGATGAGCGGCGACGTAACCGGCTTGCCAACAGGCTGCCCGCTCTCATCCCAGTGGGAGAACCGCGCAGGACCGAACGCCTCGAAGCACACCAGCCAGCCGGCGATCTCCGTCTTCGCTCGACCCTTCGGCCGGCTAAGCACACCCTCGTCTCGGACCTTGCGGCCAGTCGTCGGGTCGATCTCGTAGGCCTCAACGATGAAGTCGAGGATCTCGTCGTCGATCAGGACCGGGAAGTCGCCTTGCAGATCACCGGGACCGTAGCAACAGTTCTCGACGATCCAGTCGACAGCCTCATAGCCCAGCGAGCAAACCTGACCGTCGAACAGCGGGACGAATCCCACGGCCTACGAACCTGACTTGCGAGCCCGAGCACGGTCGAGCGACGAAACACCACTAGGAGTGCTCGGCTTCTGAGCGCCACGAGGGCCACGGAACTGAGGCTTCTTACCCGACTGCAGGTCAGGCAGGCGCAGAGCAGCGAGAAGCTGCTTCATGAGATTCGCCGTCGCATTGGCCTGGGTCAGCGCAGAGTTGATGATCAACTCGGCAGGTCGGCCATCGTCGAACTCGCGGATCGACAGCCATGAATCCAGGTCGCCGCGAAGCAGCGCATCCAGGCGATCAAGGCGGTCCTTCGCCCGACACGCTTCCTCGAGCTGAACCTGCTGCGTGATATCCAAGTCGTGATCGTCGTCGATCGACTTCCAGAGCATGCGACCACCAGCACCGAGACCATCGGGAGACTTCACGGCAGCCTCCTCGTGAGGGTCGAACGGGGTCGTGGCGGATGAAAACTCAGATCTCTGGACTGCGAGGCACCTTCCTCCCGGTTCTTAGCCGGGGCACGTTAGCCCCCTCCCCCTGGGGTTGCGCGGCACGGATAGGGCTGTCAGGCGGCCTTGTGGGCGGCCAGTCGGTCGCCTTTGGACGAGTTGCAGGAGAGGCAGCACGTCTGTGCATTGGCTCGACTGTGCTCACCGTTGCTTGCGAACGGGATGATGT